CGCTGATAGCTGGGAATAAAAAAGTGGATATTGTCGTTTTTAAAATCAACTATTGATTTAAGTGAAATATTCTTTCCCATAAGTTTTCTTTTTTAGCTCATTTTCTTTATTTGTCATTATAGCAACCTCTTCAGCTTAACAAAGAGATTCAGATAGAGTATCTAATATAACTTGTCTATCTCCATTAGCAATAATGATATCATATCTAACATTCTTCCTTATACTTGTTCCACATCCTCTTTACTTTTTCTGCAATCTCCCTACGTAGCCAAAGCGGCTCGAGCACTTCAAGGTTTTCACCATTCCATAGCAGTTCCTGTTGGAAATCGAATGTCGGGCGCACATGCAGTTCAAAGATACTGTATTCATCTGTTTGCTCAGTCTCTTGTTGCGACTTATGCAGAGGAAGGTCGCGCAGGTAGTTAGCCTGACTGGTACTGACCTTGATTTTTACCTTCTCAATGTCGGTGCCATCGCCAGAAATTACACCTATACAACCATTGAAGTATTCCTGTGGATTGAACTCTTCAGGATATTCAAACGTGTGGCTCGAAAGGCGGAAGTCATGTATGCGGTCGAGACAAAAGACGAGGTCATAGCCTGCAGGCCAATTACGCCCCACCAAATACCAGCGTTGGCGGTATAGCTTTACGCATAGCGGCATCACATAATGGTCGCGCGTGTCATCTTTCCAATAGTTGAGATAGTTTATATGAATGAAGCGATTCTTCTTCATCGCATTTATTATTAGCTCCAGATATTCCCTGCCACTGGGCACGTCTTCAAGGATAATCCTGTTCTTGACAGATTTGCTTTCAAGGAGAAAATTACTCACCGATAGCGTACTAAGCAACCAATTTTCAATACTTCCACTCTTCATATCATCCACATTGGCGATGTAATACCTATATGGAGCGGTCTTTTCGCAGTCTATCGACAATCCGAAGGTGTCGAAGATATTCCACTTCCACTTGTGGAAAGTACGCTTCAACATCTCCTCACCTCCGCTCAAATCTACATTATCCATCCAGCGGCGGTTCAATTCCTCGAATGAAATCTTATGTGCCCGATAGATGGTCTCCACAATCCACACGAGTTTATTGGTTTGATTCAGTGCCATATTTGTCGTTTATATAGATAACGTTTCGGCTGCTAAGATATTGCTATGGTGTGTCTTTTTTGTTCATAACATCATAATCAATCTCGCTCTATAAGGTTGCAATTTGCAACCTTATAGGTGAGAGAAGCAGCTGCATAAAAGTTGGACCAACAATTTTTCGCCTAACTTTTCATCTGTTCCAGTCTCCCATGTATATTCTGCTTTGTGAAACTTATTTGCAAAGAACGAGACCAACTGACATAACTCTCTCTCTTTCAATGGATATACTGATGCAGTAATAAACTGTAGCACAACCTTGTCATATTGTTTGCAATCAATCATTGCATAATCTTCAAACTCTCTGATTATACTTTCCACTCGCAACTCACCGTCATTAGGAAAAGAAATAATTCTTCTTTTTAAGACAGCACGTGCCTGTTGATTTTTGACATTATCTTTCATTTCTACAAAGGTACTGATGTGAATAAAGTTAATGTTTTTGGTGTAGCTTCTGTGATTGTAAGATAAAAAATGCTCTTATCTGGGAAGGTTTCCATATAGTCACTTACAGGAAGCGACATCTTTTCCATCTCAGTATAGTCATAGCTGGCTATGGTAATTGCCATAAGATATCTGCCATTTTCTTTTATATATATTGACTTTAGATGCGCAAGAGCTTCTGTTATGTCTTTTTTATACACATACGAGTGGGTAGATATTACGTTCCTTCCTCTTATAAGTATTGAGAAATCAGACAAATCGAAGCATAATAGACCATGCTTCTCTATACATATATTATATAGTTGCAGGAATTTCTTCAATTCGAGGTATGGATTGCTATCTGCCTGAAAAGACAATATAGAGAAGATGTCAGATTCTTCTTTGATACTGAGTTCAGGATTCATTGTTATTACGACATTCCTCCTTGCACATGCATGTGTTTCTAAGATTTCATTAATGTTATCGGCTCCTTTGTCGGTAGACACCAACACGACATTAACATGTACATTTGGGCTATTCTTTATTGAATATATTCCTTCAGAGCGAAGCTCATCGATTACTTGCTGACTAACATAATCTGCTGCTATCAGTCGCAAAGATTCAAGTGCGATTTTTTCCATTTTATTAATGCTTATATCTTATAATATCAAAAATATGGTGCAAAAATAAAATGGAGCTATGCCAACTGTGGGCACAACTCCATTTTATAATGAAATAATATTAAGTCACACTATAGCTTTTTTATGATCTTTACGCACTTGTAGAATTCATTTTTGGGTATGAGCGACATAATCTGAGCGAATACGGTCTTTCCTTGATTCATGATTTCAGTCTTTTGCAATACAATTTGCAAAAGTACAAAAATCTTTGTCGCAGATTTGTCGCAGTATAAAATGAAAAAACGACATAACTCGTTGCTTTACAACTTGCTATGTCGTTATTAGTTGCGGAGGCAGGAGGCGAATATTTTAACATATATCCGCAACAAAAAATGCCCGGTGACACGTTTCTATTTTAACACTTCTCCTTAGAGTCCTGAATATGGCTGAATTGCTTGACCAGCTCTATACTATTGCTAAGGTGTTCGTTAGCTTTTTTTAAGTCTTCTATACGGAGATTCTTCTCTTCTATTACCATATTCAAAGCCTTTATTTCTGCCTGAAGCGACGTTACATCGGTATTTACGTAGCTACTATTCACCACATTGTGATGTCCGTTTATTGTCGGTATATCCGAGTTACTGTCCGACTTTATTAGGATGTCTTCTACAGAGCAATCTAATATCTCGGCCATCTTTACAAGTGTTGATACTTTGACATCGGGTCGAGTGTCAAAATAAGTAATGGCATTGTGACTCTTTGGTCCCCAAAGGCTTCGGCTGAAATCACCGATGCTGATGCCAGCTCGCTTCAAGAGTTCTTTCACTCTTTCGCTTTTTACAGTGCTGTTTTCGTATCTCATAATTTAAAATAGGTTAAATTCCTGCTTTATCAAGATTATTACCCTTATTAAAGTAGGACTGTTTCATCATTAATTAATATCTTTGCATCAAATTTAGACACTAAATCCGACATAAACAAGAAAATGGAGCAGAAATTTGATTCATTAGACCTACAGGGGTACTACGCTGGTCTGAGCAAAAAAGAGAAGAGCAGCCTACTCTCCTACCTTACTAAAGAGTATGATATGACATGTAGTACAATAAGGCGTAAACTGGCAGGCAACCAAGGGTTCGGGCTCAATACACTTGAGCGCATGGCGTGCCACGAAGCCATTAAAAATGAGAATCTATGGAGACATTAAAATCAATCGAATTCTACACCACACCCGATGGTTCTGTGTATTATAAAGTACCCGGGCAGGAGTCGCGCAGACTGACCAAGTTCAACGTCGACATCATCGACCCGCTATTAGAGCAGATTAAGCAGAGGTTCCCGGAGTGCTACGCTGCTCTCGCTACCAAATATCGCAACAAGCGGTTCAGCATGGCTGATAGGTTTGTCCGCTGCAACTTCGGTGAGCACGACCTGCTCACGCAAGACATCGACAACGATGTCTTGCACTTCGAGGAGGTGCGCTGCCCTCTTCGTGGTATATGTGAGCACGAGGGTGTTATATGCAAGCCGAAGTCAATGGTCAGCCTCAGTAGATGCGAGCGAGAGATTGCCGACTTGTACCTTGAGGGGCTGACGTTCCGTGACATCGCTGCTAAGCTCGGCAAGAATGCCGAGACCGTTAAGGTGCAGCTCATGCGCATCAAGAAGAAGTGCGGTGTCAAGCACTGCCGAGACATTATCCGTGTGCTACGGCTCAAAAATTATTAGCCGATGGCTTCGATATGTAATGACTGCGAGCACACACGCCACTGCATCAACGGCCGTTGGTGCTCTATACGTAAAATATATGTTGAATACCTTAATATAGAGAAATGTGAATATGATAACAATAGATGAGTATATTAAGCATACTGACAACCTGAAGGAGATGGGACTGCTATCTGAAGACTTCCGCATTATTCAATACAAGGATGGTGACCTTCTTGCTGTTGATGGTAAATGCGAAGCGTTCGAGAATAAGCCTATTGACAATAAAGACTATATCTGGTGGCTTGGTGGTTTTGCATTTCGTTATGACGATATTTACCCTAAACATAATGTGGCTGTATTCGATGAAGATGGCACTCTTGAGCTAAGAGAGGCACCACTATGCGGTACTTTGTTTCCGGCTCTGAGTATTGATCGCAAGAGATGCAGAGCGTTGGAAAAGTTGTGATACCGTGATTTTGTGGCAGCCAAGCGCTGCCACTATCTTTGCAAAGCAAACAAAACCCAAGCGAAATGATAACAGTTCAACAGATACTTTCGGCCACTAATGGTGGTCTCGACATTATCTTGTCCCTCTACCCGCAGGCGCAGAAGTGTGTCGGGCAGAAGAACAAGCACTTTGCTATTCGCAACGAAAAAACACCCTCGGCTTGCCTCCGTCAATACCAGTCAAAAAAGTATGGCGAGATTTGGCAGGTTACTGACTTCGGAGGCGACGGCCGTGGCGAGAATGCTATCGACATATACATGCGCGAGAAGGGCTTCGACCGCTCACGGTTCAATGAGGCTATATTGGCACTCGCTGCTGAGTATGACGTGCGCGACGAGCTCAACCGCTCTCTTAACCGTCCGGAGATTCGACAACGTGAGGCTCGGGCTGATGAGCGCGATGGTACTCGCTCATTCGAGCTAAATGACAAGTTTACTGATGCCGAACTTAAGGCTCTCGGCCCTAAAGTCACACAGGCTGACGTTGATGCGCTGCACTGGCACTCGGTCAAGTGGATTACCAACGTAAAAGACCGTAAGGTTACCGTCAAGCACTCTACTGACAACTACCCGATATTCATGCGTGAGTGTGTGGTCAAAGAGGCTTATGGCAGCGAGCAGGAGACCAAGTTCTACAAGGTCTACGAGCCTTTCAACTGCGACAAGGGCTTCCGGTTCTCTTATACTCCGGCTGGTGCCAAGCCTCGATATTATATCAACGGCTTGTTCGAACTCAAAAAGGCTTACCGCGACTTCAATGCGCAGCAAGAGAAAGAGTGGCAGGCTGCTCATGAAGACGGCAAGCCTTACAAAGAGCAGAAGCTTCCAGAGGCTGTGATATGCTCAGGTGAGCGCGACTCGCTGTGCTGCCACTCGATGGGCTACCATCCGCTATGGTTCAACAGTGAGACTTATCAGCTCTCTGCTGACGAGTATAAGGAGATTATGAAGTATGTCGAGGTGCTCTACAACATACCCGACATCGACGAGACCGGCAAACGCAAGGGCCGTGAGCTCGCCCTGCGCTTCATCGATATCCATACGGCGTGGCTTCCTGACAAGCTGCAGACCTACAAAGACAATAGAGGCAAACCTCGCAAGGATTTGCGCGATTGGCTTGAGATTCATAGCGAGCGAAAAGACTTCCGCAACCTTCTGAAGGTGGCCATGCCGGCGAAGTTCTGGGTGCAATACGCCAATAAAGATGGCAAACCGAAGACTGAGGTAGACACTGCGTGCCTTTACAATTTCCTTCAGCTTAACGGGTTCTACGCTCTCCACGACGAGAACTCGGCGGTCACTCAGTTCATTCGCATCGAGGGCAACATTGTCAAAAAGGTCAACGTCAAGGATATTCGTGAGTTCATACGCCGGTGGGTGGTTGACCGCTTCGAAGACCGCAATATCCTTAACCTGGTGCTCAATACTACCAAGCTCTCCCCTGCTGCTCTTGAGTCGCTGCAGGAGATTGACCTTAACTTCACCACATACACGCCTAACTCGCAGTATTTCTTCTTTCCTAACAAGACTGTCGAGGTGTGCCTGCCGTGCGAATCGCATCCCGAGGGCTTCAAGGAGTATGACCCTGGTGCCGACGGGCTGCACAACTACGTGTGGGAAGAAGACGTTATCGGCCATCGGTTCAAGCGACTGCCTGATATGTTCAGCATCTCGATCGATAAAAACGACGAGGGCGAGACCGTACTTGATATTGACATAAAGAATGTCAACAGCCATTTCTTCGGCTATCTCATCAACACTTCTCGTCTCTACTGGCGCGCTGAGACTGAGACCCGCTTCGGTGAAGACCGCACGGCTGCTGCAGCGTACCTGGAGGCTAACCCTTTTCGCATCGATGGCGAGGGGCTTCGCTCTTACGAGATCATCGAGCAGAAGCAGAACCTAATCAACAAGATTTTCACATTCGGCTATATGCTGCACCGATATAAGGATTTCGTGCGCGCCTGGGCACCGCTGGCCATGGACAATAAAATAGGCGAGGAGGATGAGTGTAATGGCCGTTCTGGTAAGTCTTTCTTCTTCAAGGTACTGTCGTTCATGATGAAGACAGTCAAGTTGTCCGGACGTAATCCGAAGCTGATGGACAACCCTCACGTCTTCGACCAGGTGAGCCAGTTCACTGACCTCTTGCTTGTCGATGACTGCGACCGATACCTTAACCTCGGTCTGTTCTACGACAACATCACGTCTGATATGACCGTCAACCCGAAGAATAACCGCTCGTTCACTATCGGCTTCGATGAGTCGCCGAAGCTGGCGTTCACCACCAACTATGTGCCAAGCGACTTCGACCCCTCTTCTGAGGCTCGTTCGCTCTATATGGTGTTCTCTGACTGGTATCATCAACGCACCGAGGATAATGACTACCACGAGACTCGCACCATTCGCGACGACTTCGGCAAAACGCTCTATGCCTTCGACTATTCCGACGACGAGTGGAATGCTGACCTCAATTTCTGGCTACAGTGCTGCCGGTTCTATCTCTCGGTAAAAGATTCCGGCATCAAGCCACAGCCTCCTATGTCTAACATGGAGCGACGCCGTCTGAAGGCCAACATGGGCGCCAATTTCGAAGACTGGGCCAACGGGTACTTCTCGCGTGAGAGTGGCCACCTCGACGACTATGTGCCGCGTGACGAGGTATTCAATGACTATCAGCGATACTCTAACGTCAGTCGCATCACTATGCAATCGTTCACTAAGAAACTCAAGGCGTTCTGCAAGCTGTGCCCGTGGGTTGACTGCCTTAACCCGCCAGAGCTATGCAACTCGGGTGGTCGCATTCAGAGAGCCGTGCAGGTCACTCCTGAGCTACGCAAGACTAAAGATATGCTGTTCGTGCGCTCTATGCCACTCAACGAGACTACAGAGCAAGCGACAGAGCAACAGCTGCCGTTCGGCGATCCTGATGATGAGCGGCCGTTCTAATCATTTTCATTTCACTTTTCATTTTGTTGGGTTTGAGCGCTGCCAGGTATTACTGCCTGTGCAGCGCTTTTTTGTTGTCACAGCTCCGGACAGCCTGTAGCAGACTGTTCCATTTTTCCGCAAGCTTATCTGAGAGAGTACTACGGCGGTCTTCTGCCACTCCCCGACACCCCTCCTTTATTTTGTCAGAAAACTTTGTGATTTTGTAATATGATGTTCCAAAAGGTCAAAAAGTATAATAAATAAAGGGGTTTTGAGGTGTCACAAAGTGTCACAAACCTACATCACAAAGCTGTCACAAACTTTTCGAGTTTGCAACAGACCCCTGTCGGGTGTCCTTTGGCGGCCGTTGTCACAAACTTGATTTTCTGTCACAAAGTTGCTCACAAACATCTTTTTGTTTTGTGAGCGCTGTGATTCAACAAGTTACAGACTTGTCACATAAATAACATCTGTCACAAACTTTTCTGACAAAATAGAGACAGACACAGAGAAAAATCCGAAGGAACACGGAAACGAACCACGTTTCGACCGAAAAACACCCTGCTTTATTAGGATTTTTGTTCTTTTTTTCCTAATTTTGCAAGCATTCAAATATCTTATTCATTCATCATTCACTAACAGCTATATTCGTGTCACAATTTGTAGTTTACCTTAAGGTCAAGCCTTTAATCGCTCAGTGGTTGGCGTTCCACTATGGCACTCCGGTACGCTTTCCAGACCAAAGCGCCGAGAATGCGTGCATCCGCAGGTTTCTGACACGCCAACCCAGCGGCATACCTAAGATGCAGGGCGAGGGCGAGGTGGCGGTCTGCATACCAGACTCAAAGCAGAAGCCGGTCATCACATACAACTATCTCGGCATCCATGCACGAGCTGCATTGGTAGATTGCATAGAAGATACTTTCAGACTACAGCTGTGGCACGACCTTAATGGGGTCGAGGCACTGCGCTGCCCTCTGCTTAAGGCTGTGCGTGCGTGGTGTGAGAATAATGGCATCAGCATCGACTACGAGGATACCGTCAAGATGCGTTTTCAGCGCATGCGCTCTTCTTACCTCAAGTCGGGTATTGACCTGCGACGCACGTCAAGAGAAAAAGACAACTGATTTTAGTGTTAAAATATCTATAAATCATAACGACAAGAAGGCCTGTTTTGTTCACGGCCGTTCGAAGCCGTTCAAATGCTCAAAATTATGAAATCTGTTAAAATCATCAAGGCTATAGAGTATGCCTTCAACGTCGACTTGAAGCTGATGCGACGTTTGAGCCCGCGCAGGGTGCGCATCCCGTCTGAGGTCACATGGTTCCCGGTGTGCGTCAAGGAGCACCCGTCTATGGTGTCGTCTACCAAGCCAGATGATGGCAATAAGGTGGTTACTACCACTATTAAGCTGCTCACTACCGATGATCTGCTGAGATTTAATCATCGGCATCTCGTTTTCCGTGTGACGCTGCTTGATGACCGGCAGTTCCTCGTCGGCTCTCATGTCAGGCCGTTCACGGTCATTGAGGTCACTGACACGTGCCCTGAGTCGGTCAAAGACAATCAGCTCGTAGAGGTCACTATTACCCATCGTAGCCTGCACGTTCCGCCGTATATCGTGCCTAATATATATGGTTAGGGTATTTTCAGAGAGCATATCTTATGTGTTATCTTTGCATAAAAAGTTTTGCAAATGGAATATAATCTCGTCATTTCCGGCACTATCGGCAGTTGGTGGAGTTCTTGCTCGGCCGACTATGTCCGCTATGTGCTCAATCAAAATAAAGGCAAAGAGGTTCATGTCGGCTTCTGCTCGCTTGGTGGCTTCGTCAAGGATGGCCTTGAGATTAACCAGGCTTTTCGCGATCACGGCAACGTGCACGCTCACGCTTTCGGCATGAATGCTTCTATCGCTACTATTGCCATGCTCGGCTGCAAGTCTATCGACATTGTTAAGGGTAGCTTTTTCCTTATCCATAACGTGTCTGTGCTCATTGATAAGTATGAGCAGAGCAATAAGGAGCAGATTGACAAGTATATCGAGAAGCTCAAAGAGCAGCGCGACTCGCTCAAGTCTTTCGACGATGTGCTCGCCTCGATGTATGCCGACAAGACCGGACGCTCTGTTGATGAGTGTCTCGCCCAGATGAAGAAAGGCAACTGGCTGACCGCCCAGCAGGCGCTCGACTTCGGTCTTGTCGATGAGATACGTGTCGACAAGCAGGCTGAGAAGGCTGCTGACGAGTTCACCGGTCAGTTCATTAATCAATACGATATATCAACCAATTTCAAGGATGCAGGCATACCGCCGCTACCGCAACCACAGGCCTCGGATGATGCTGCCTCTATGGTGGCATCAGTGGTTGACGGTGACGGCAATCCAACTCAGAGCTTCCTTCAGAAGACGTGTGAGGGTCTCAAGAGCCTATTCCGTAACCAACACGCAACTAAAAATAATATAAAGATGATCAAAATCTTCGCTTCCGTCATGACGCTGCTCAACGTTACTGACGGCTTCAAGACTAACGATGAGGGCAACGTAGTCCTCACTCAAGAGCAGATGAAGAGCATCGACGACCAACTTAAGGCTGACAAAGAGAAGGCTGATGCCGACTCGAAGGCGCTCCAGGAGGCTAACGAGGCTAAGACTTCTCTTGAGACTCAGCTCGCTGATGCTCAGAAGGCTTCGGCTGAGAAAGACGAGCAAATTAAGGCTCTCAAGGGCGCTGCTGGTGACGAGACTAACAACAAACCTGCTGGTGGTGAGGAGTCTTTCACAGCGCAGGATATGTTTAACTCTATCAAAAACGTGTAATTATGGCTTCAATAAAAGTAGGTAATATTACTTATGGTGCCGAAGATCTTGCCAAGTGCTTCAAGACTTACCGCAAGGACTTCGTCATCATGCCGCTTCTCGCTATGCAGGCTCTCGCACAGCATTGTAATGTGCGCACGGGCATCCGCTACCGTGAGATTATCAGTGAGATGTCGGCGAATGCTGAGATTGGCAACTATTCTAAGACTAAGCACGAGGATGCTGATGTCAAGGTTGACCCTCGCATCTTCGAGACTTTCTTCGGCAACGTTATTCAGGGCATCGACCCCAACGCCATCTACCAGTCTATTTGGGGCAGCAACGTCACCAAGGGCGATGGCCTTAAGAATGTGCCTATCGTCAACCAGGTGTGCGCTTATCTCGTTAAGAAGGTGGGTGAGAGGATGTTCATGAGTTCTTTCACCGCTAAGCACGACTCAGCCAACACTACCGAGACTGCCAAGTGGTTCAATGGCTTTAAGTCTATCCTCGACATGGATATTGACGGTACCAACGAACTCAAGAAGAAGCTTATCACTAAGGAGCTGGGCAACCTCGTAGAGGGTGCTGAGTCTATCACTAAGGATAATGCCGAGGATATAATCAAGGACTTCTACTGGTCTGAGGCTGGTTCGCCCGAGGCTTGTGCCAAGCTCCGCTCTCAGGATCTGAAGCTGTTCATGAGCGACCAGACTTATCACTACTACACTGAGGCTTATCAGACCACCCACGGCTCGCTGCCTTACAATCAGTCCTACGACAAGCGTACTCTCGAAGGTGCGAGCAACGTTGAGCTGGTTCCGCTGCCGTGCGTGCCTAAAGACTTCCTGCTGCTTACTCCTAAGAGCAACATCTACCTCCTCTTCAACCAGAAGACTGATGATGAGAAGTTCCTTGTGAAGGGCTCGCTGACTAACCACTACGATGTCGACTTCATCATGAACTACTTCTTTGGTACTCAGTTCGAGTCGGTGTCGCCTGAGGTTCTCCGCTACTGGCGCAAGACTGCTCTCTAATCTTACGGCTGTTGTAGATTCTCTATATATAGGTGGGCAGGGTGACCGTATGGTCTCCTGCTCTCCTCCCTTTTCATCTTCTAAATTTCAATATTATGGCAAAATGTACTGGTGCTGCTACTATATACAGCGATATTTGCTTTACTCCTGGCTCTAAGTCGCTACCGGGCGTACGTGGTTGGGTCTACGGCATTTCTAAGAAGGATATTGTCAAGTGGCCGACTATCGGCGGCGAGGCTCCCAAGTCTCTCGCAGATGTGGCTAAGTATACCGGTGACTTCACCCTCGCTTCTGACAAGAAGTGGCACAAGGTGGCACTCATTCCTAATGAGTCGCAGCTGCAGGTCGAGTCGCAGGGCACTTTCGGTTCGAAGACTTTCAAAGTTACGGGCACAGCTGTAGCTCCTGGCACTGAGGAGGAGATTACCGGTTATATCGCTCAGGCTAACAACGATGAGATGGTATATCTCTTCATTCAGCGCAACGGCAAGGCGCGCATGGTCGGTTCTGAGGCGTTCACTCCAGAGCTGGCTCTGTCGCAAGACCTCGGCAAGGCTGCTACCGATACCAACTCGACAACTATTCAGGCTGTCTGCGACGACGAATATCCAGCTCCGTTCTATCCGGGCAAGATTGAGACCGCCGACGGCGACTTCTCTGGCGCTACCGGCCTCGCTGTCGTAGTGGCTGCTTAAGGCTTTTCTTCATATACTTAATAGGTGTTTCATATTTTTGGGGCGGTCTCACGAGCGATCGTGCGACTGCCCTTTTTAGTTTTGAATTATGATCGACGACAAACTTACTCTTAATATGCAGGAGTGGCTCGACTCTGAGTCTCACGACCGCGAGTCTATCCTGCGTGGTGCGGAGATGCTTCTGAAGCTCAACCGCAACATGGCTTTATACCAGACCATAATCCGCCGTCCTGAGCGCTACGAGTCCAAGGTGCGCTACGAACTCAAGAAGTTCCTGCCTATGCGCCTCGCTAAAATGACTCTCCAGGATGTCAAGGCGCTCGATGCTGAACTCGTTCCGCAGGTCAAGGCTGCTGTCGATGAGCAGGAGACTCACGACCAGGAGGGCGAGGCTGACGAGGGCGCTGATGATGATGCGTCTTTCCTGCCGGCTGCTTCGGGCATCCGTGCCGACCACGACTCGCTGCCTGATAGCGTGCGCTGCGTGTGGTCTGACAACCGCGAGCGATGGCACAAAATCAAGCAGCTGTACAATACGCTGCTGGGCATTGAGCAGCCATGCGACCGCTACGAGTATCTCTGCCAGCTCAAAGAGCTTTGGTACACTTACAAGAGCGAACTGCAGCGCTACGACGACTATCAGCCTGATGCTGACAATGTTGACGAGCAGCTCTCTCCTGCTGATATTGCCAAGGAGATTGCCAACGCTCGCTCTTATATCACTAAGTATGCCGACAAGCTGCTTTCACTGCGTGAGGCTACGCTGAAGACTGACGATGCCAAGGCGTTCGAAGAGTACAGCGCCCTGCAGAAGAAGGTGCAGAAGCGTGTGGCTGTGCTGGCTGACAACAAGGCTCCTATCGGTGACGATCTTAAGGCTAAACTCGATGAAGCGGGCGTTTTCGTTCCTTCCGCTGAGTGACGCTTCTACCCAGTACCACCTCGGCACTGGGCTACACACGCTCGGTCTGCTCGGGTGGATTCTCAAGCAGACCGGGCGTGCCGACGTTTATGTTTCTACGTTCTCAACTTCCGACGCTTTCCTCTCTGGCTTCCTGCGCCTACGTCGCCGTAATCTTATCAACAACGCCACACTCGTCGCTGACCTCAAGGCTGCTCGCAAGACGGTGCAGCTCTATCGGCTTATGCAGAACTGCTTCGACCACGTGTTCCTGGGGCAGAATCACTCAAAGATTGTGCTTGTCAAGACTGACAACATTACTGTGTCTGTCATTTCTTCGCAAAATCAGACCTATGGCGACCGTGCTGAGTGCACTATGATTACTACAGACATGGCTGCTTATTATCAGCTGTTGGCCGGTCTGAGGGGTATCGTCGACAAATCTCTTGAACTTAATGGACTATTCCAACGACTTACTGAGCGAGATCGAAAACCATGCGAGGGAGATGATGACCCCGACGGAGATTTCCGCCCTTTTGGGTATTGATGAGCGACAGCTGTGCGACGACATCGCTACTGTCGGCCATCCGGCTCGCACCGCCTACATCAGAGGCTCGTCGACTACTGCGCTTGAGCTACGTCGCACTCTGCACGATACTGCCCTCGCTGGCTCTCCTTACTCTATACAAGAGTGTCAACGGCTCCTGCAAGTTGCGCAGGCGTCTATCGGCTAATTCAACACTTAAAATTCAACATTCAACATTCTGTATGCTTCCAGTCAATCTCGGCCAATATTCTCGCTATGTCACCCTCGACGACTCTGAGCTTCGTGAGCTCAACGTTGCCGAGGGTGTGCTCGTGCGCCTTCATCGGCTGCGTGGCATGTATGCCTACTGGCTACAGTTTCCCTCGAAGCTCGACAACGACCTCGTGCAATACGATATGGCTATGTTCAAGGTCTCGCGCTCGCTGGCTTACGAAGACCTGCATCTGGTCAAGGTGCTGCTCGGCAATCTGCAACAGACTACCAAGGAGTTCATGCGCTGGAAGATTAACAAGTCCATCGAACAGGATATTGCTGCTGCCCGACGGGCTGGCGATTTCCGCTCGGTGGCTTCACTCTCCAAGGTTCTTGTGCAGAATAACCGCACAGACAAAGACGATGAGCCTGAGCTTGAGTTCGACAAGATTATTCCTCAGAATTTCGAGCCGACCGATGATCCGTCGGTTCTCGGCATTGAGCGCATTCCCGACCTGCGTGGCAAGATCCGTGCGCTGTATAAGAAGTACTCTAATACTATTATACAAGATGCTGAATATGAGGAGGTTCGTGAAGAGATAAAAACTGATGACGATGAGTGACAATACTGCTCCTAACCTGCAATACTTCAACGATGCGCAATACTATGCGCTCGCTATGAATACTCGCGACGAGGTTATTGTTGCCGGGCGTGGCGTGGGCAAGGGTGCCATCCAGGCACGTCGCCTGCAGTCGTGCTTTCAAGGCATGCCCGGCTCCATGGGTGGCTTCGTGTCGCCATCCGTGAAGCGCTGCCTTACTAATATCCTGCCCTCTCTGCTCATTCATCTTGAGCGGTGGGGCTACAAGCGTGACCTTCATTATATCGTTGGCAAACGACCATGGAAGCGTCTGTATTGGAAGTCGCCTATCTTCACGCCTGCCGAGTGGAGCAATACTATCTCATTCTACAATGGCTCTGTCTGCAACATCATTTCGCAAGACCGCACGGGCACTTCTAACTCTATGTCGTTAGACTATGTCATCATCGACGAGGCGAAGTTCGTAGACTTCGAGCAGCTCAAAGACGAGACTTTTCAGGCGAACCGTGGCAACGAGATGTACTTCAAGCACTTCCCGCTTCACCATGGCATGACCATCACTTCCGATATGCCGGTAACCAAAAAAGGCTCGTGGTTCCTCAGCTACAAGGATAAGCAAGACCCTGAACTTGTCGAGGTCATTGAGGGCATCGTCTTCCAAATCTGGCGACTGAAGCAGAAGCTCGTCAAATCTCCTGACAAGCAGCAGCAAATCCAGCGGCGCATCGATGATCTTAATCAGCAGCTCTCTTTCTTCCGCTCGAAGTGTCTCCTATACAAGGAGTATTCCTCGATCGAGAACTTGGCGCTTCTGGGCGAAGACTTCATTCGGCGTGCCAAGCGTGACCTTCCTCCGCTCACATTCGCCACTTCTATTATGTGTCAGCGTGTGAGCATATCGGCTGATGGCTTCTACGGCGGTCTGCGTGAGGATGTCAATCTCTATACGGCTCCTAATGAGAGCGTGCTCAACATCCACAATCTCGTGACTTCTGACAATGGTGCCATCCCTGACGACTGCCGTATGGATGCCGACCGCGATGACCGCTCGCCTCTACTCATTGCTTTCGACACTAACAACCTCATTAACTGGCTTGTGGTCGGTCAGGTGAAGGGCTCGAAGCTCAACGTTATCAAATCGTTCTTCGTGAAGTACGAGCGCAAGATTCCCGAACTGCTCGAAGACTTCAACGAGTACTATCGCTACCACCGCCGTCGGCAGATTATATTCTACTACGACTCGACAATGGTGGGCACTAACTGGGGTCTGCACTACAACGATCCTCACAAAGAGGTTGTCCGCACGCTGCGCTCGATGGGGTGGACTGTGCGTGAGGTCTATCTCGGAAACCCGATGAACCATGTCGAGAAGAATGCTCTCATCAATAAGATGCTACGTGGTCGTGCCCGTCTGCAGGTGCTTATAAATCGTGACAACAACCCCGACCTCATTATCTCCATAACTTCCGCAGGCGTGCGCAACGGCAAGAAGGACAAGAGTGGTGAGAAGTATGCAGAGACCGAAGAGGATAAGCTTGAGGCCCGTACTGACGGCTCTGATGCCTTCGACGTGCTCTGTATAGGTGCTGAGACTAAACCCGTATATCAGGGTGCTGCTGGCGTCGCTAATACTTACGGTTAAGTTTTTTCTACGTTGTTTTGTGATAATAGTTTTTTGATTTGTTTGCCACTGGCGCGTGATGCGTCGGTGGCTTTTTTTTATTATTACATAAAAAATATTTTATGTTTTACTTGCACATAACAAATATTTTATGTACCTTTGTATTGTGATAATAAACATGTCTAACATTTAAAATTTTAATCTATGGATGAAAGTTTAGAGAATTTAATTAACAGAAAAAAGCGAGAAATCGCAGACTACATGAGATTGGCTAAAGCACTTCAGTTCGATGAGGGCGAAATCAACAAGAGAGTAGACCTACTTCTCGATGATTTGAATAAGCTACTCAAGAAAAGAAAATGAAACACCAGAGTCCTCTCCTACGGGAGAGGCTCTACAAAATATAATTATATGTATGGTAGGGATTGACGCTATTTTAAAAGAGTATGGCAGTCTTGCAGGCAAGACTGATGCTGCAAGTGAAGCAAGGAAAAATGAAATTATTGCATGGCTTAAAGACCATGCGGTTGATGTTAAAGATGATGCCAAAGCTTTTGTCAACGCTAAACTCGACAGCATCGAGAGTGACGTGGCTGCTCTACGCTCACGCATTAATGACGAAGACTATAGGCTGTTGCCTTTATCTTTCATCGCTAAACATTACTTCGGCAAAAGCGCAGCATGGCTCTCGCAGCGCCTTAACGGCACACTTGTCCGTGGTAAGACTTACACGCTAAACGACGAGCAGAAGCGTATCTTTAATGAAGCTCTGCAAGATATAAGCTTACGCATCGGCTCTCTTCATCTGACTTAAAATTTTTAATGTCAGACAGTTGTTTATTTTCACACTCGGCCTCGGCACTTCGGTGTCGGGGCTTTTTTGTGGCAATTGCCAGTCTGCTTGTGTGGTCTGCTAACCGCTGATGAGGGGTGTGCCGTTGGCTCGCAACCTCTCAAAGTCACATATTGGGAGGTTCGTCCTACATATTCCGCTCAAGGAGGGGGAGGCAATTGCGAGCGAGGCGCAGGGCGGTGTAGTGCTGCTCAAAGTGAATTTGATGCACCCCGCAAAATCTTTCAGCCTAAGTCGTTGATTTTTAGGCTGAAAGATTTTGCGGGTATGGAAAAGGTGCGCTTTTTGGCGCTCATTTCTTGTTTTTCGGCTTCTTTTTATTGCGGAAAAGAAGCAAAAACGCTTGTCGGGACAAGCCCTTATATCGGTATTCTCGGTTAGAGAATGATTTTTTGACATCTTGCGCTTATCCGTATGAGAGCCTTTTTGTGGCTATGGTACATCGGGTAGAATCTAATATCGTTTTTACTTCGCGAAGTTACGGCGGACGGCTGTCTGCCAAGAACCGCTGTGCTAATGGCTCTGAAATTTTTCGGCAGCCTTCCGAGTTTCTTCTTCCTACGGCTCCCTTCCACAAACTCGGTTTTCCGTAAAATTTCAGCTCCATTTTCTTGTCCTAGCGCCTTGACTCCGCCGTTTGGGTGCGGCGTAAAAAGCGAAATTCGACCCGACGTGAATAATAAAAAAAACTCTCAAACGGGCTACAGATGAGAGATATAAAAAGCTCTTTTCTCACCTCTGAGAATAATTCAAAACTCAACATTCAAAACTCAAAATTCCCCGATATGCGTACAGCCAACTTCTACAAATACGTTCCCAAGCGCTTCGCTACTGCCGACAAAGGCGCTGAGAGTGTCCGCAACTTCATCTATGCGTTTAAGGACGGTCGTCGTGACGCTACCGACTACGCCATTAATCTCGTGTCGGAACGCCTTACAAAATGGTATGGCGTGAGCTGTGCCGACTATGTGCTTTGTTGCATTCCGGCAGCTACCAACGCCAAATATATCAGACGCTTCAAGCGCTTCGCTGCCGAGGTGAGCAAGCGCACCGGCATTCAGAACGGAACGGAACACGTGAACATCTTCGGCAAGCGTGAGGCGAAACACAACAACCCCGAGCACATCGTCAGCGAGTCGTTGGGCTATGCCGTCAGCACCGACCCCGATTTCTTCAACGGCAAGAACGTGATACTCTTCGACGACCTTATTACTACAGGCACAACAGCCGAGAAGTTTGCCGAAGAACTTGAAGCGGTAGGCGCTAACGTATTGGGTGCGATATTCTTAGCTCGTACAATATTAATAAACAAATAACCTGACATTGAACACTTAACAATTAACATTATGGCATACAATTCTTTATTGCGCGAAGAGCGCCCCGACTTCAAGGCTTATAACAACGGTTTCGCTTCACTCAACAATGTGGAGCTGTTAAGTATCATCATCGGGCAGGGCAACGACCAGGGCGCAGCCTTACAGCAGGCTCGCCAGCTTCTGAATATGTGTGGTGGTAAGCTTCACGACATTGCCAACCGCCGAGCAGAAGAATATGAGGTAGTGCAGGGCGTAGGACCTAAAAAGGCTTTGACGATACAAGCAGCGTTCGAACTTGCCAAACGCATCGAGCACGAAGCAGCATCCGAGTGTGAGGTGTTCGACAACGCCCAAGCCGTTTGGCGCTACTTCCGCCCGATGTTGGGCACGGCTGACCACGAGGAGGCGCACGTGCTTCTGATGAATAACCGCTTCCGTCTGATAAAATCGTTTCAATTATCAACGGGCGGACTGACGGAGACCGCTGTCGATGTGCGTGTGGTTCTTCGGGAGGCTCTGCTAAACAATGCAACTACGCTCACCCTCGTACACAACCATCCGAGTGGCAACAACCGCCCAAGCCGTGATGACGACAGTCTGACGCTCAAACTGAAAAAGGCGTGCGAGACGATGCGGATTTTCCTAGTTGACCACGTAATCGTTACCGATAGGCAATATTATAGCTACAACGAGGAAGGGAGGCTATAAAACAATAATCCCCACCATTTTGTCGACATCAACAAAATGGTGGGGTGATTTTTTGCGCCCGCCGCGAAAAACGTCGCAGCCATTTTTCGCGGCGGGTCCCAGAGTGGTAAAAAGCCACCGTCAAGGGGCTTTTTGACGATTTTTCTTATTATAGTTAGCTTTTGTCTTGCTTTTGTCGGATTTTAATCTTACCTTTGCAGAGGTATAATTTGAGGTATTAAGGATAGAACAATTTGAAATTCCTACTACACTCTTCTGTGAGATCGAGTAGCGACTCGTATGTCTCTCGTATTAGGTAAGATAACACAGGGTTTTAGAACCATTTTTGCTAAAGGCATCAGGTGCCTGTGAAGGTACCTATGGTTTTGTGGATTACGGTTAATTGTTAGATTCAATGTTTTAGCTATAATTAAAATTTTACTCATACATCATATATAAAGGTGGCTGTGAAGCTACTCCATAAGATTAATACATTATTCAAATCGGGGAGCCTTCGGTGCGAAAGCATCGGGGGCTTTTTTGATTGTTAAACAATAATCTTTTGGTGATTTTTGTGTTAAAATATTTGCGTAATAATCAAAAGATGATTACCTTTGCATTGTCAAAATAAATAAGTTATGAAGTACACAGAAAAAGAAAAAGAACTGATTGAGGCTATCAGGAATTACAGAAAAGCCTACCCTAACGGAGCACGAGAACTTGAATTCTACATTATGGATTTGGTCTACGAGCTTATGGAGAATGAATAAACCAAAGCCCTCCCTTTCGGGGGAGGGCATAAAAAAGATATAAATATGGAATATGCAATCGTAAATCAGCAGACAACAGTGCGCCAGGTGCTCAATGATGTGTACGAGGACATTAATTGGGCTTATCTCGCACAGAACTATTTCGGTAAATCGCGCAGCTGGCTTTATCATAAGTTCAGCGGACGTAACAACGGCAAGCCCGACGACTTCAGCGACATTGACCGCGAGCGTCTCAAGGGTGCGCTTGTGGATATAGCAAACCGTCTGAGAATGACGGCTGACAAGTTGTAATGACTTATTTTTTTGACACTTGCCCTCGGTGCGAAAGCATCGGGGGCTTTTTTTTGAATAGATAGCAAAAAAGTTATCAAAATATTTGGCGATATGTAACATTATTGTTACCTTTGCATTGTCCAATAAGGATAAAGAGTTCTTTATATTAATTTTTAAGCCAAATGAAAACAAACGAATTAAAACGTTTACTCAAGCGCAACGGGTGTTGCTGTTTGAGGAGGGGCAGTGAGCACGACATCTGGATTAATCCTAAGACAGACAGAACGGCTTCAGTTCCTCGACATGGCGCACAGGAGGTAAGCACGGGAACTTTAAAAAGTATTCTCAAGGCGCTTCTTGGTTAATCTATTTGGAGTCTGACCCTTCGGGGTCGGATTCCTTAGATTAAAAACAGAAAATTAAATGGAAGAACTCTTTTTAGTTGACGACAAACAATAAGTATATATGAAAGTGACTGTTTTTGTAGAAAAGCAACCGGGCGAAAAGAATTGTTCTTGCTTTATTGATGGCACAATTAATAATTGCAGCATAGCAGGTTATGGTTCCACTGTAGATGCAGCAGTTAAGGATTTTCTTGTCGCAAGAGAAGAGTATAATGATATGGGTAGGGCTATTCCAGAACTTGAGATGTCTTTCAAATACGACATCTGGGCTTTCTTCGATAAGTTCCCCGTATCCATTACACCGCTCGCCAAACGTATAGGTATAAACCCTTCACTTATGCGCCAATATGTTTCAGGCAACAGAAAACCAAGCGCAAAGCGACTTGAAGAAATAGAGAATGCCATCCATGAGTTCGGAAAGGAACTCTCTAACGTGTCGCTAATTTGATTATGACTGTTTTCATGGCACATGAAAATTAGATAAATGAACTCTTTGAGCCCTCGGTGCGTGACGCATCGGGGGCTTTTTGTATCCCGAACGCATCCCGATGGCATCCCGAAGGCATCCCGGTGTGTCCAAGATTTGTCCAAGACATGGCCAAGACATTCCTTGAAAATTCCTTGAATCATTCCTTTTGATTCCTTTTCATTCCTTGCCGGCACTTTTTTCAAAAAAAATCGTCAAAACGCTTGCCCGTTTCAATCTTATTGCATACCTTTGCCATCGCTACAATTCTTATGCGGAGCACTCCGCATAGACAAAGGGCGAGGATATATGTTCAAGCCCGACCAACTATTTTTTGATGTTGTGGGCTTATTTTTTTGCCCATAACTTGCCGCATCAGCACGGGGGGG